CTTCAGTATAAGGAATTTCAATTAATTTAATACCATGAAGCGCACAAAAACGTCTTTTCTTATTATCATTATGTTGTTGCTGATATAACCCACGTTTGCCACCAAATTTAGTAGATGCTTCATAATGTTGTTTTCCTTGATATTCGATTAAAAAATCCACATTACCATCATCATCAAATACGGCAAAATCAAAACGTAAAGGTTTACCATTCTCACTCTTAAGTTCAGCGAAAACAAATTCTTCTTTAAATGGAAGTCCAGCATTCTGTAAGATTTCTTCAATCTTAATTTCTCCACGAGATGCTCTCATTTATTTCCTTCTCCCTTAATTTTTAAACATAAAGTCCTTAGCACTAAATTTCTTTTTCTTCTTCTTTTTATCTTCTTCTTCTTTTATATAATATAAACCATATTCAAAAGCAGAAAATTTATCTTTTTTAATGCCTTTATTTGCTTGTTTTAAATTAATATTGATCCCTTCATTTTCTTCACGAAGGTTCATCATTTCCTCTTTTAATATAGAAGTTAATGTAAATGGTTTTAAATAATCTGCCCTTTCTTCAGGCTTCATATTTTGTCCAACTTTTGTTCCTAATAATTTTTGCTTTGCCGTGCGTTCATCAATAAGCATTTTTACTTTACCCGATGATAATTGCACTTGTGCATTTGTATGTGCTTCACTATTTAATGGAGCACTGGCTTTAAACAAATATAAAGCATCAAACTCACAATCTGGAGTTCTAAATTTTTTATATTCTTGGGCAGCATCTTCTTGAGTGCCACCATAAACTCCAAAATCTGGATATACGTCATTAGTATCTGGATCAATTTGCGGTTTAACCATATAATCTACAAATCCAATACCAAGACCATTAGCATCGATAACAATTCTTCTTGCTTTATATTTATAAAATAACTTTTTTAATTTTATAGCTTGGTCTTCAAAATGTGTATCAGTTAATGTATAAATATTAACCATTTTCTTTATTGAAGAACCTTGCGGTTGTGGATTTACATGCCATACAATAACAACAGTATCACAACCTTTACGACCAACGTCAACGCTTAATACATAATAACCGTTCTTAACTCTTGCCGAAGCTTCATTCTCAGGTTGATTAAGAATTCTTGCTCTATCAAACATTTCAGAACTAAAGAAAGCATTTTCAACAGTCCCAGACCAACGAGACTCATATTCTCTTTCAAAAGATGCTTCATTATAAGTGCCTTCATCTTTTTGGTCTTTGATAAATGTTTTACTTTGTAATCCAACTTCAACAGGAGTTCGCCATGTTCCACCTAAAATAATACATCTTTCAGGCTGCATAATCATACGAACCAAGAAAGAAATTAATTTATCGTAAGGAAATGTATTTTTCCAACCTGCGGTTGTAACATAAATCTGACTCTTATTAAGTGTTTCCTCTTGATGGACCGATCCGTCCATTGCACGGCGCGCAATCGCCATAATAGGAATAATAACTTCTTGTAAAATAGTTCCATCTACGCCAACACACTCTTCAACAAGCCCGCCATGACGACGTTGACCTCTTGAAGACTCTCTGGCCGCAATATTATCTAAAGTAGAACCATTTTTAAATACATATTTAACTTTATCTTTACCTTCAAGCGTTTTACCTCTTCGCCAATCAATTTCACGTCCAAACGCAGGTATTAATTGACAAATTTCTTGAACTTTATCATGTAAAATGCTTGCAGCTTGTTCTTTACCACCAGATGTAACAAATAAATTAGCTCTAGGGAAAAGAATACATCTAACCATTAATGCCATAACTGACAAAAATGATTTAGAATAAGCACGAGGAAATACTGCATAAATATACTGATGTCGCATTACAGCTCTCAAAAATACTCTCTGATAAAAATAAAAATGAAAAGTATCATCAGTTTTATCTTCTTCAGCAGTTCCGCGTGTTAAAAAATCAACAAATATATCTGGATATTCACGCCAAAAAGCAACATACTGTCTTACTGTTGGAAGAATTGCCTCAATTCTTTCTTCAGAAAGACCTATTTTACGTCGCTCTCTACTTAAATCCAATAAATCTTGAAGTGCCATAGCTATTCCTCCTCAGGAAAGTCGGCCGCAGACTCATTTTCTAAAAATTCAGAAAAATCTTCAAAATCACTGTCATGAATTTCATGCTCTAAATCCTCAATAGACATTTCATCATCCATAACAACATCTTGATCAACTGCCTGCTTCGCTTCTTCATCTTCCTTCTGATTCTGTCGAATAGCAGCTTCAATCATATTACTTAAATTAGTTTCTTCACCAATTAAAGTTCTTGTATAACGTTTCATATCCAATAAAGTTTCATCAACTTTATCTTTTGGATCTGTAACATAATATCTTTCAATGTAACCCTGTTTTTCACAAAGCATAACAAGTTCACCAACTGAATCAACAAACTCGCCATGCTCTTCTTTATTTTGTGCAGCAGTAAATTTACCAGATTTCATAAGTTCATTATAGACCTTACTCATCTTCTGGTAACCTTCTACATCACCAATATCAATTAATTGATTACATTTTAAAGAAGTCTTACAAACTAATTTTAAAGTATCCTCATGACCAGCACCTTGAATATCATAAGATGCCATCATATCATTATATAATTGTTCTAATCTAACCCACTCAGAAGGTTTATAGGCCTTGCCCCACTTTAACAACAAGTATTGCTTATCTTCTTCAGTAAGGCCGATATCTTCATCATCATCAACCGCGGTGAAGGAATACGATGGACCGGCTGCCGCAGGTTCATCGTTGTAAACAGGAATTTCTATTTCTTTCTCAGGAAGAGGTACAGTAGCACGGTCAAGTGCTGCCGCAATATCCGCAGCACTATAACCTTGTCTTTTCATAGTTTCTTCAATTTTTTTATTAGCCATTTCTTGAAGAAACTCTGTATCTTTCCAACGATAATCTCTATACTGTTTTAACTTCATCTTAGACAAATAACGTCCAAGAATCGTGGCTCCTGTTACTTTTTTACCGGGGCCCGCATACGAATGCATTAATTTATCCCACTCTTCTGGAATATATGGCACATCAGCTTCTTGAAGAATCCATAAATAAGTATTAGGATCCCAATTATCGACATGCATTGTCATACATTTCTTACATTGTGGAAATTTACCATCATTAGGATACTTTTCTAAATTATTTGAAGTATAAAATTGATCTGCATCTAATGTTTTATTACATTTTTCACAATAATATTTTTTTCCATCTGCCATTTTAGTATCCTCCTTATAATAAATTAAACAAATTAATATGTTTAATTACTTACTTTTGGCCTTACTATTACGGCATTTCTTACAAATACTATAAAAACCATCTTTAGAAGTTTTATTTTTACTAAAATATTTATTGTGAGCTAATTTAATCTCGCCGCAACGACTACATTTTTTATATTTACCTTTTTCAATATTTAAATAATACCAATATAAATAATCATCTTCTGCTTGTGATGCAATCAATTTAGGTATTTTATTTCTCCATAAACTTGAAATATACTCTACACTATGAGTAAATCCAAATTCTTCTTCTAAAATATTTTGTATTTCGATATTTTGTTTACCATCAATTTTACACTCTACAATTTTTTCATATAAAGGAAAATCTTTTAATGCTTTATCACTTACATTATCAAAATCTACAAGCAACCACCGCAAATCTGATTGTAGAGCTTCCCAACTATCTTGTTTTAATTTAGAATAATTACATAAAATAGCTGAACAACACCTAGGATCTAATAAAGTTACCCCTTCAGGTATGGGAAAGCCATTTTCATCAAAATCAAAAATTTTCTCAGGTATTTCTAATCTATAAGTAGAATGTGTTAATTTATTAAAAACAATTGGTTTACGATAGGCATTTTTAATAACATATTGGTCTTTCCGCATTTCTATTAAAGCATGTTTAATAGTATAAGCATCTTTGCCTTCCGTGGTTTTTAGTTTAGCATCCCAACTATCAATAGCTTCTTTTAATTGTTTTAAAAAAGGAATTTCTTCTATATCTTTCTTTGTTATTGTTATTTTTGGTTTAAATATTTGATATTTATCTTCATTAATTAAACTATATATACCATCTTCGCCATTCTCTAATTGGGAAACAAGTCCTTCAAAAGAAGTTTCTCTTTGATTAACCGTTTGCATATGATTATCGGTTAATATTTTTTTCTCCTTTTTCTCTTGTTTCTCCATACAAAGAACAAGATAGTCCGCTAATATTTCTAAATATTTTTCATTAGGTTCTGGATTTTCTTCCAGAATTTGTTTGACTAACTCATTTCTTTCTTCTGGAGTTTCTAAAGTATAATCTAACTTTATCATTCATAACCTCCAGTTTCAATTACATGTTTATTCTACCATAAAAAATTTTTATGGTCAAATTTTTAGAAGTTTTTATTGATAAAATAATAAAAATATTATATAATATATATGTAAATGAAAGAAAAATACTTATCCTAAACCTATTATATATAAATTTGGTAAGGCGGCTTCAAGGATCTTTGAGGCCGCCCAGCCGCAGAGGAAATAAATTTTGGCAGAAATTAATTTAATAAATCTTGTTACGCAGTATCGAGAACAATATAATACAGAGCACCCGCAACTTTCTTCTTTTGGATTACAACCAACAGTAAAGTTAGATATTTTTGGTAATCCTATTCAAGAAATGGGCTCACTAGATCAGCTGGAAGTAGTTGCAGATACAGAAAAATTCCAAAAGGATAGAGATATATGGGTTTTCCGCAAAATTTTGGACGATACAGAAGGACAATGCTTCCAAGAGCTAGTCGCAATGATGGGGAATCCAGATAATTTACATCCGTGTGACGGCTTTTTGTGGCCGCAATGCACATTTTTTTGCAGCGACTACCCAGAATGTCAATATTACATAGAATCCCAGAAGCCAAAAGTAGAAGTTGAGATAAAGGCTGCGGTTGCCGGTCAATCCGATCAGAAAAAGGCGAAGAAAAAGAGACGGAAGAAGAAATGAATTTTGAAGCAAAGTATAGTATTGGTGATAGAATTAGATATGAAGTAAAAAGAAGAGAAAATGTAGTTAAGGATTGTCCTTTTTGCGGCGGTAGCTGTAAAATGTTTAATTATCTACATGAATTGGTAGATTGTCCTGAGTGCGAAGGAGACGGTAGTGTAATCGTTGAAGAAGACGTGGTAAGAGAAGCTCAGGCTACTATTAATGAAGTTAGAATTACTACTGATTATTATGGTAATGAACGTGTGGTATATCAGATCGGTAATTCTACTTATAATACTATTAGTGAAGACCGTGTATTAGGATTGGTTCGTAATTGAAATCCAAAAAAGATTTCAAGATTGTATGGGCCAGACAAAAACAATTTGCTCGTCTTAAAATAAATTTTTCCCGAAATACACCCCCCCCTCTATAGTCCACGTAATGCCGGGACGCGCGCGTGGCCGCATGCCCACCCCCTACAAACATGCCCCTACCAACGCTCGTCGGCTCGCTCACGGCGCAGCGAGCCGTGTTTAACGCGTGCAACAGCACAGCAAAAATTTTGTGCTACATCGATGCTAAGCACTAAAGGCACGCTATCCTGATACTCACAAAGCGAGTATAGAACATTTGTTCGCACAAAAAATAATAAAAAAATTTACACAAAACACTTGACATGGTAGGTATACTATGTTATACTATAATCACAGAGGAACACAAGGTGACCCCCTTGAAAGAGTAGGAGAGAGGCGTGTCCCCCAAATACCGATAGCACCCCACTGGTATGCGGTTCCTAAAGAGGTTCTCAAGGGTGAGCCAGTAAAAAAAGTTGCCGAAAGGCAATTTTTTTTTATAAAAAGTATTGACACAGCCGGCACCCTGTGCTATACTATAATCACAGAGAGAGAGAAACACACAAACACAACAATACACAGAGAGAGAGGATAAGACGATGAAGAAGACTTACGCACAGCAGGTAGCAGATACTTGGGCAAAGGAAGCACAGAAAGCAGCATCTATGGGATACACTGTTGAAGAGTGGCGTCAGGTACAGGCAGACAACAACAAGCGTAAGACCTATGAAGAAAAGGTAGTGCGGTTACGCAAAGAAGTTGAGCGTATGGAAAAGTGGCTGGCAGAACATCCTGTAAAGTAATAAAAAAAAATAACACAGAGTGCTTGACAAAACCGGCATTCTGTGCTATACTAAAGACAACAAAGAGAGAGATAGAAAGAGAGGATGAATAAAATGTTAACAGACAGAGAAGCAAGACTGTGGGAAGAACTGGTAGAGAGAGGCATTGCAACAGATGAAGAGCTTGGCCTTGCGGTCGCTCTGCGTGGTGTAAGCGTAGAAACACTCAATACTGTGCTATACATCCGCACAGGCTATAGAAGCCTTGAGCAGATGGCAGAGGAAGAGGTCGCGTAAAAATAATAAAAAATTTTTACAAAACCTCTTGACAAGTCCGGCACAATAGTCTATACTATAATCAGAAAGAGAGAGAAAACAAAGAAAGAGGTAAAGACAATGAAGAGAGAAGACATCATCAAAAGAATAAAAGAACTTGAAGCAAGAGAATTCATCATCAACATGATTGATAGATGGACTGAAGAAGACAAGAGAATGATGGCAGAGATAGCCAACGAACTGCGCACCCTGAGAGCACAGGTAGCGTAAAAAAAACTTATAAAAAAGCTTGACAGGCTAAGGACACAGTGCTATAATAAAGACAGAAAGAGAGATAAAGGAGAAATAAAATGAACGCAAGAAACAAGATGGAAGAGATGGTCATCGAGATGATGGCTAAGGGCGAGAAGCTCCACGGTTGGGCTAAGGCGGTTGCCGAGGAAATGGCACTCCGTGAGATGGAAGAGGTTGAGGCCGAGGCTTAGACCTCTTTTTTTTTTATTTTGATTTGGCGGCGCGCCGGCGGTCCTGGCGCGCCGATTTTTTACGCATACACCAGCTGAGCAAATTTTGACGAAAGCGCGGGGGGCGAAAAAAAATTTAAAAAAATCCTCAAAATCCGGCATTTTGTGCTTGCAATTCTCTAAAAATGTGCTATACTATAATCACAGGGAACAGTTAAGGAGGTAAAAAAAATGAAGATGAACAAGATTAAGGGCGGGGTCTACGGCGGTAAGTTCTGGCAGGACTTCACGAACAAGACCGACGCAAAGAGAATTGCCCACAAGCAGGAGCGGAGAAGAGCCAAGGCAGAAATTTCCAAGGCAATTGCTTAAAAAATTTTTCTAAAACCTCTTGACAAAATAGCCAAAGCACGCTATAATTAAGACAAGAAAAGGGAAAGAGAGGAACAAAAGATGATTAACAGAATTTACCTCGACATGGACGGAACAATCGCAGACCTCTACGGAGTTGAGGGTTGGCTGGAAGATTTAACCAACGGAAACGCAAGACCGTACAGAGTAGCCAAGAGAATGGTAAACGAAGAAGTTCTGGAAAATCTGGTAAAAGTTGGATACGAGTTGGCGATAGTCAGCTGGCTGGCAAAAAATTCCAACAAGGAATACGACAAAGCGGTCAGAGAAGCCAAGAGAGAATGGCTGAAGGAAAATTTTCCCAACATCAAATTCGCTGAAATTCACATCGTAAAATACGGCACTCCCAAGAGCAAAGTCGTAAAGGAAAAAAATGGTATCCTGTTCGATGATGAAGAACCCAACAGAAGAGAATGGAAAGGTTTGGCAATTCACGCAAACGAACTCCCGAACTTCTAAAGAGTGGAAACACTCTTTTTTTTTATTGCGGGCGGGTGTATAATTATGCGTAAAAAATGAATTTTATACAAATGCGTCGGCTGCGCGGCCTCGGGCGGGGCGCGCAGATTTTGCGCTATACAGTTACTACACAAATTTTGCGACGCATCAATGGGACGCGAAAAAATTTTAAAAAAATCCCTAAAAGGGGGTTGACAACCCCTCTAACCCGTGCTATACTATAATCACAAAAGGGAAAGTAAAAAAAAAGAAAAGGAGAAAAAAAAATGTTCAACATCTTCAGAAATAAGGAAAATGCAAAGGAATACAAAGTAAAGGCTCTGAACATCTACAACGGAGAAATTGAAGAAATCATCGTCATCAATAGAAATGTTGAAAACCTGCTGATTAACGGTTACGACATACTGGGAATTGAAGAAATCTAAAAAAAATTCATCACAGGGGTTGACAAACCGCACGGAATGCGGTATACTATAATCACAAAAGGGAACTACAGAAAGTGAGGAATAAAAAATGGCAAAAATCAAGTCTCAGGGTTGGTACACATTCGCTGATGGTTATCGTTGCTGGTTTCACGGTCTGTCCGCACAGGAAAAGCGGGTAGAGGTTTACAAGCACGGCAAGGTCGTAAAGTTTGAACCGACTGCTTATTAAAAAAATAAAAAAGGGGTTGACAAAATAGTCAACCCCTACTATAATAAAAGTAGAAAGAGAGGGAACAACAATGATGACAATTAAGATTATTTTTATGGTAATGATGACCGCAAGTTTCATCGGCG